CATACGACCGACGAGTTATGCGAAATGATCCGCATGGGGATGTATTATTGCGACATATCGAAAGAATGGGGCGTTGACCGAACGGCTTTGAGTAACTGGATCAACAGCGACGAGGATCGACGCGCCCGCGCGCGCGAAGCCAGGCACGAGACCGGCCAGTTATGGGACATAGCGGCGCTGAAGGCCATTGAGAAGCTCGGGCCGGAAGCAACGTCGGGTGACATTGCCAGGGCACGTGAGGAAGCCTCGCACATGCGCTGGCGGGCCAAAGCCATGTCTCGGGACTACGCGGATCGCAGCCACGCTACGATTGAGGCCACGGTTAAAAAAGCCCCGCCGGTTTCCGAAGCTGCCATGATCGAGGAAATTGCCGAATTGTCGCAAGCTTTGGGGCTGGAATATCAGTTGGTTAAGCTTGTGGATGGGGATGAGGCGGAAGACGCGCCGTAATTAAATTTTGGAAAAGCGGCACCTGCTCGCGGTTCGAAACGCAAAGTGGTGCGGAGGTCCTAGTCTGATTGGGTGCTGACCGTAGGTCGCTGATTAGGCGGGTGCAAGCCGCAGCCGGTGTAGAATAGGCGGCAAATTTCCCGTAATTAAATGCGAACGTTGTGCGTTTTTTTTGTTGACAACCGCGCGTAATGCGCGCATAAGTAATTTACCGAGACGCAATTGAGCGCCGGTAGATGGACACAGACGATGAACCAGAACGAAATTCAAAACGCAATTTTTGATTCCCGCCAAGAAAATTACGTTGCTGCAAAAACGGAGTTTTTGGCATGCTACAGAACCGTTTCGCATTTCCGTGACGAGCGTAATTTTCATAGCGCCCGCTGCAATAACGAGCCCAAATTTCGCGCTGCATTCACGGCGGAAGGTACGGAATTAGTTGCAAATTTCTGGGCCGCAAAGCCGGCGTACCACGCTGCCAAGCGCGCGTATCGCGAGGTCGACGATAGCGAATTCCTGGGGCTCCCTATTTGCCAAAAATTCAACCGGTACGTGCGCTGAATGCGCGTTATCCTGCCAAAAAAAATCCGTAGAGCCGTACCGCTGGACCGGTGGAACGGCTCTACGCGCCGACAACTGAACGGCGCGTTGAACGTGCGGACTTCTCACTACCGGACCGTAAAAACAGAGGCGGAGATTGACCTTAGCCTGTTGGACGCCCCTGAAATCGCGGTGCTGGAGGCAATCCGCTACGGCGGGAAATACGAGGCAGTACAGTGGTTTCAGTTGCGTCCAGCAAATTCTGCAGAGAGGGTGCGGCCACCGGTTTTTACGCCAGAGGACGAACAAATTCCCCTGCACCGTTGGCTGCGCCAATACGTTGACCAACTCCGTCTGCGCCACGGCGCTACAGCAATTCGCGCTGAATCCTGGACCCGAAATTACGATTGGATTGAAATTTGACCGGCGCTGAACTCCAAACCGCCCGCGCCGCCTTGTGTTTAACCCAAGGCGCGCTGGCTGACTGCCTTGGGGTCTCCCGGCGCTCTATTCAGCATTGGGAAGCTGGCGGTCGCGCTGTTCCGGAAACCGTTGCACGGATCATGCGTTTGGCGCAAACCGATCCCGAATTGTTGACGCGGCTTAAAAACGCGTGAAAAGCGCTTGCTTATACGCGCGGAATGCGCGATAAACAAAGGGTAACGTTAAAGGACGTATTATGAAACACTTGGCGCTGTTGTGTGTTTTGCTGCCCGGTTTGGCTTGGGGGCAAAGCGAGCCAATACCGGGTTATTTTGAACAACAGGTTGCGTTTTGCGGGGGATGGTTTGCGAACCTTACAAAAATTTCAAATTCCATAATGCAGGCTGATTGCACTGGTAAAGCAAATCCGTTTGAAACATGCGCGGAAGCAACCGATGGCTACAATCAAGAGTTGGCCAAAAGCAATATGTTTAGGGATTACCTTTTTACAGCATTTCCTGACGTTCAAACCAATGAAGCCGTGCCAATGGCTTTGATGGCTGGTTATTCGGCTTTTAGTTTCACTGCCCCAGCTGCCGCCGTTGTTTCCCACGCCGCCGAGTGCAAATCTGTTTTGTCGGAGTTACCATACTAATGACCGCTTTTGAGCTAGTATCCGCCGCCGAAGTCTTGTTTGGTCCATCGTGGCGCAAGAGTTTTCCCGCCGCAATCGGCGTTCATTCGGCTAGCGTGCGCCGCTGGATTGCTAATAACGACGTGCCGTTTTGGGTTGAATTGGCGATAGACGGGCTGCATTATCGTAGGGGGTTTTGATTGTTTGATCGCGGCATCCCCATGCCAACGCCAAACAGGACGTGGGATTTTAATCAAGCCCGTGGCGGCGACAGCTTGGCATTTGAAACAGCGGCAGAAGCTGCTAAATTCGCCCGCGCCGTGCGAAAGCATAACCCGCTGTGGAGCACGAAAACCGCGCCGCACGGGGGCAAAATACGGGTGTGGATTGTAAATAAAAACGGCATGCACACGCCGCCGTGCGCGCCCGCGCCGGGGCTTATTTACGATGGCTTCCAAAGCGCCTCCACACTTACTGACGACGACATTGGGCTGGTGGTAGACACCAGGCGCGGCGAGGACGTGACGATCCAGCGACTACCCGAGGCGGTACCGGTTGAGCCGGTAGACGACGAACCAGCGCCAGCTACGGGACGCCGTAAGCGGCGGGTTTCAACGCTGAAATGACCAACCCGTTACTCGCCCGTACACTTGAAACACTCCGCGCCAAACGTAAAGAACAACTTAAAAAAATGGCGGAAGATGATTTGTATGAGTTTTTCCGTCAAGCATGGCCGTATTTTGACAGCGTTGAGTTTATGGGAAATTGGCACCTTGAGGTGCTGTGCGAACAGCTTATGGCTGTAAATCGTGGTGAACTTCGCCGCCTGATTGTAAATGTGCCGCCTCGCACGGCCAAAACTGCGTTAGTTGGCGTTGCATGGCCGCTTTGGACGTGGATACAAAACGACAAACGAGACACAAATGGTCCAGGTGCGCAATTCCTGTTTGCGTCTTATTCGTACGATTTGTCTGTCAAATCTGCTGAAAAATCGCGTCGTTTAATGTTTAGCAAGTGGTTCCAGGAGAATTGGGGTGATCGATTTAGCATCCTGGCCGACGCAAATCGTAAAGACGATTTTGTAAACGACCATCAGGGTAGCCGATTAAGTACCTCGGTTAATGGCGTTTTAACTGGAATGGGGGGATCCATTGTTGTGTGCGATGACCCCAACTCTGCTTCCGACGCTGAAAGTAAAGCAATCCGGGAAAACACCAATTTGTGGTGGGACGAGGCGTTGTCAACTCGGTTAAATAATCCGAAGACCGGTGCGTTTGTTGTGGTGCAACAGCGGCTTCACGAGGACGACATTACGGGGCATATCCTTACCAATTCGGCTGAGGATTGGTCCCATGTTATGCTTCCCATGCGATACGACAGCACGCGCGCATCGCCGTTGGATATTCGCACTGTGGACGGAGAGCTTCTTTGGCCCGAGCGATTTGGTGAAAAAGAGGTGACGGAATTAGAGCGACGGCTAGGCCCGACTGCGGCTTCGGGGCAGCTACAGCAATCTCCAACCCCTCGCGGCGGCTCGATTATTCAAACGGATGATTGGCAGCGCTGGCCCGGTAAAAACGTTCCTGAGTTGGATTACGTGGTGGCGTCTTTGGACACGGGCATGACGGATAAAGAAGACAGCGATTACAGCGCTTTGACTGTGTGGGGATGTTTTCAAGCTGCGGGCAGGGTGGTGGGCGGTGAATTGGAAGGCTATGATTTTATGTCGAGCAACGAGCCGTCGGATCGGCCCAATTTGTTTGGCATAGAAAGCAGGGAGCGCATGGATGTTGTTTCCGCCTCCCTGCCAAAAGTGCTTTTACTTTACGCTTGGGCGGAAAAATTGCCTTTGCCGCAACTGGTTGAAAAAGTGATTTCGTCGTGTTTTCGGTTTAAAGTTGACACATTAGTCATTGAAAACAAAGCACATGGCCACGCGGTTAACCAGGTCATTAAGGAAATGCTTGCCCAAAAACCTTTTTCCGTTGTAATGTTTGATCCACGCCGTTATGGCGATAAATCTGCACGTCTGTATGCTGTGCAGCATTTATTCTCTGAGGAAATGATATATGCGCCGGGCGATTGGGTTGATGATTATTGGTCTTGGAAAAGTTGGACGGACCCCGTGATCCAGCAATTCGCCCAATTTCCGCGTGGCGCGCATGATGATTACGTCGATAGCGGCAGTCAAGCACTGCACCATTTGCGCGCTAGAGGCTTTGCCCCCCGCAAAGAACAGGTCGTGACCGGCGCGGTTCGAGGCGCTATGCACAAATCCCGGTCAAAACCGTTGTACAACGCATGACGCAGCCATCATTTAGTGGCCAGTGGTTTCATCCCGCCGAATTGGGCTATGTCCGCCGATACGATTTATCCACGCCCCAGGTCGAGGCGTGGCAATCCCCCGATGGCAAGGTGCATGAGTGGGAAATTAAGGGGCGCGAAGCCCCGAAAGTGTTTATTGACGACGCGGCTGGTCTGATCGACCGAACGCAAACGGGATTGCGGCAGTGGTGGACTGATCGGGAGTGCGAGGCGTGAGCGCAACCTTGGGCGACCTCTTGGCATCCGCAAACATCCGAGAGCCGCAAGCGACGCTGCCCGCTGCGCCGCAGCCCGAAATTGACATTACAATCCAGGGTGACGCCAACCCCACGATGGACCCAAAAACCGGGGCGCTGTCTGTTGAGGGCGATGACGGGTCCGTGACCATATTTTTAAACGGGTTGCCGGATCGCAAAAAACTGTCCGACAAGTTTAACGACAACCTGGCCGACGATCTCGGGGTCGAACTGGCCAGCATTGCTTACCAGTTGATTTCCGAAATCGACACGGACATTCAATCCCGCCAGGAATGGATGGATATGCGGGAGCAAGGGCTTGAATTGCTTGGTTTGCGTATTGAGCAGCCGAGGGGCGACGTGGGCAATTCATCCGCACCGCTGGAAGGCATGTCCACCGTACATGCCCCGACGCTATTGCAAGCTTGCCTTAAATTTCAAGCGAACGCGCGCGGCGAATTGCTGCCTGCGATGGGGCCGGTTAAGGTGGTGGATAACGGCGCTGGGACGGGGTTTGCCGACGAATGGGCGGAAATCCTCGAAAAAGATATGAACATCTACCTAACGCAACGCGCGCCGGAGTATTACCCCGACACCGACCGCATGTTGTTTTACGTGGGTTTTGGCGGGTGCGGGTTTAAGAAAATTTATCATTGCCCCCTGCGCCGCCGCCCTGTTTCCGAAAGCATTGATGCGCCGGATTTGATTGTAAACGCTTCCGCCACTGATTTGACCAACGCGCGCCGCATTACGCATCGCATTAAGATGCGAGATAGCATGGTGCAGCGCATGCAAATTGCCGGGGTCTACCGGGACGTTCCGTTGACCCAGGCGACGTATATGGCCGACCGTGACGAGGAAGCGGAAGCCCGGATTATGGGGCTTTCCCAGCAGCCCATGCGGCCCGAAGACAACGACCGCACGATATACGAAGTCCTCTGCGAGCGGGATTTTGGCGAACACCCCGACGGAATGCCGTTGCCTTACAAGATCGTAATTGATCGGGACAGCGCGCAAATCTTGGAAGTGCGCCGCAACTGGCGCGAAGATGACCCGATGAAAATGCCTGTCAATATGTACGTTCGGTATCCGTACATCGAGGCGATGAGCATTTATTGCATTGGGTTGCTTCACACGGTCGGCAATTTGACTAAAGCCATGACGGCGGCAATTCGGGAAATGCTGGACGCGGGGATGTTCGCCAACTTTCCCGGCTTTATTTACAACGCGCAGTTGCAGCGCCAGATTACAAATGAATTTCGTATTCCGCCGGGCGGTGGAATGCCGCTGCAATTCGACGGCGACATTAAGCAAGCGATTATGCAGCTTCCGTACAAGGACGTTTCGTCTGGGTTGTTGCAGCTTGTGGAAATGGTTATGGGCGCGGCGGATAAGTTGGCCGGTACGGCTGAAATCCCCGTTGGCGAGGGCATGCAGAATGCGCCGGTTGGCACAACGCTGGCGATTATCGATCAAGCCACAAAGGTTCTTGACGCGGTTCACAAGCGGCTGCACGCGGCTCAGGCCGAAGAATTCCGGCTGTTAAAAGAGCGGTTTGTTGAAGACCCGGAGGCATTTTGGCGTCACAACCCGGACGGCGCAACGAATTGGGATAAGGAAACGTTTATTTCGGCCCTTAAAATGGTTGATCTCGTGCCGGTTGCGGACCCGAACACCCCGACCCATACGCACCGGCTGATGAAAGGCACGGCGCTGATCCAGTTGGTGATGCAGCAGCCCCAGAAATTTAATCTGGACGCAGTGTATGAGACCGTATTGCGGCTGCTTGGGTTTGCAAACCCGGCAGAATTTATGGCCCCGCCGGGCGCGCAGCCACCGCCTAACCCCGAGATGATGAAGGTACAATTGGAGCAACAGAAACTTCAACAGCAGGGGCAAATTGAAGGGGCAAAATTACAGCAGGCCTCGTCCGCGTCGAAACTGGAACTTATTAAAGCGCAGATGCAGCAGAAAACAGATATGGCGGAAATACAATCGCGCGCCGCTATGGACGCTGCTCGCTTGAAACATGAAAAAACTGTTGACGGCGCGGCCATGACAACGGATGCATTGGAACATCTTGCGCCGCCGCCCGGTGGCGCTGCCGGGGCTAGCGGGTTGGGTGGTTTGCAATGATTAACCCGCATTTGAAATCGTTTTGTAACCAGGAACCTATGCCATGACCGACCGCCGCGCCGAAAGCGACAAAGCTCACAAAGATAAGCTTGGCCGTATGCTGGGCAAGTCTGAAACATACACGGACAAAGTGATGGAAAAGCATCACAAGGAAGCTTTTCATCTAAAACCGTCCGAGGTAAAAAAGATTGCCGATGGCGAAATTGAGGGCAAGTCCGGGAAAAAACGGCTTGACCGTGGCGCTCGCAAAAAGGGTGGCCGCAACAAGGGCGATGTAAATATTATTATCGCGCAAAAGCCGGATGCGCCGCAGATGGCAAACCAGCCGATGGCTATGCCGCCGAAACCGCCCATGATGCCGCCCCCGGCCCCGCCGCAAGCTGGTCCCGCAATGCCGCCGCCCGGTGGCGCTGGTGGTCCGCCTTCGCCGCAGCCTGGCGCAGCAGCCGGAATGCCAATGGGTGCGCCGCGTAAAAAAGGCGGCACCGTAAAACTTGACGCCGGGGCTGGCGGTGGCATTGGGCGCTTGGAAAAAGCCGCGAAATATGGAAGCCGCAAGTAAATTTTAAAAACGAACAATTTACACATGCGTAATTATGGTTTATTGGTTACGCATTGGAAAATTAGGGGCGTGTAATGAGTAGTTGGGCTGAATGGCGCGATAACGCGGTTACATCCGAACAAGAAGCGTTTGCTGAATGGGTCGAAGCGGTTCACCCGGAATGGATAACGACGATGGCGCAAGCTGACGCGGTGTATGATGCGCCAGATACCACGTTTTGGGGCATTTCTAAAGTTTCAATTGTTCTGCCCGTTGACCTTGCCCCCGAAACCCCAAAATGTTCGTTCCTAGAGGATTGGTTTGCGTTTCAGGATGCCGAGCGCGCCGACGCGGCCATTCAATCGTATCCTGGCGTTTGGCCACCGCCGCGCATGCCGAAATTTCCCGGTATCAAGTGATCTTTGTGTTGCCTTGGGTGGTCTTGGCAATTTTGATCCTTGTTGCGACGGGGATAATGTGGGGTGTGTGGTGGATGTGCAAATAATTAGGCTCTGGCGTTAACATGGCGTCATCTTTTGAAATCCGCGCGTTGCAAAAAGCCTATGACGCCATGGGCAAGGAGCTATCCGAAATTGGGGTGCAAATTTTGTCCCACTCCATCGATAGCTATGAGCAATATTCGCAATTGCGTGGCAAGTATTTTGGCATTAAGCGTGCCATTGAAATACTTGAAGACGTTGAAAAAGAAATGAAATGATTCACGCCATCGGATGCCCAACGTTGTATGCCGACGTAGCGTGTACGTGCGGCGCTGCTCCCGCTTTAAACCGTAAGCAGTACGCGCTTAGGTTTGCCACGGCGGTATTGTCAAAATCTTACAACGCGATTAACGACGAACGACCCCGCCTTAACGAAACCCAGGCGCAATATGCTGAACGCGCTTTAACTTTTGTGACGGAAAGTGTTATAGACGCTTACAACGCCGTAATGGACGGCGCTTTGGACCATATTGCGATGGACAAAAAGGAAACCAAACAGTGACCACAACGGCAATGCGGCATGACGTAGATCCTCGAATTGATCTTTTTCGTAAGGTTGGAAAGATTGACCACATTCGGTTGCTTCACAACCAAGTGCTTGTGGCGACGTATATTCGCCCCGAAATGACCAAGGGCGGGTTGATTTTGCCGCAGTCAGCGCGGGACGAGGATAAGCACCAGGGTAAGGTTGGTCTCGTGATCGCCAAAGGGCCGTTGGCGTTTCAGGACGACGCCACGACGAAATTTCAGGGCCAAGACGTACAGGTTGGCGATTGGATTGCTTACCGCATGTCGGATGGCTGGCAATTTACCATTCGCGGCAATCCCGCGCCGGACAACCCAAAGGGGGAGCATCATTGCCGAATGCTGATGGATATTGACGTTAAGGCCGTGCTGACCGGCCCGGATGATGTGCTGTAATGGCGCGCGTCAAGAAATCCGATGCGCTTATGGACCCGTTTCCGCCCGGTGCTTTGGTCGATTGTGCGCCGGATTTGATGGGCGATGAAGTAGACGAAGTGTTGTCAGAAGCGGAAATTAACGCGTATCGCGGACAGTCTGGGCGTCCCTACGATTACGCCACGGAAATTTTGCGCATTCAGCGCCGCATTGCAAACATTGAGGCGTACTTAAAAAACCTAACCCGCGCCATGGAGCATATTGGTGTTCCGGCGTTTATTGAGGTGCCACATGACGACTGAAACGCCGCCGGACGATATTGAAATAGTCCATTCCGACACTTCGCCACCCGTCGTTGAAACGCCCGTTGTCGCCGCGCCCGGCGTTGATGAAAGCCTCGACGCGCTGAAAACCCAACTTGCCGCCGAAAAAGCGGCTCGCGTTCAGGCGGAAAACAATGCGCGCGCGGCTACTACGGACGCTGCCAAATTCAAAACAGAGGCGGAAAATTCGCAGTACGCCGCGATTTCGCGCGGGCTTGAAGCCGCGAACGGCGAAATCG